TCAATCAAGCGTTCGTCATAAGTCTTGAGATCTCCCAAGAGACCTGTGATACCAGCACGTCTAGCGATTTCATAAAGTTCTGGAATTCGCCGAGTGTAGTACTCACGTCCGTATCCAAACCAACAACGCGCTACATTTTGCAATGCTTCGCAGGAGTGTTGTTGTGGGGTCAATTCGGTAGACTTCATATGCGTGTGAAGCATTTTAGCCACGGAATCTTCCTCAATTCGAGCTGTGTAAAGGTTCAATTCCTCGTTCCACACTGGATAGTGCTTGAGGAATGAAGCTTCAGTGAGCTTGATGTACGGAACGGATTCAGCTTCTTTATCAGCCATAGTGTAAACAATACCACTTCTGGCCAATACTTCAGCAATACGGGTGTGATTGAAGGCATCATAACCTGGCTTCACGCCCATTTCATTGTCATCTCCATAAGTGATCAAGTTGCATACTTTATGGAAAATGGGCACATTCCACCAACGATCCTCTTTGGCAATCACGTAATAGGCATAGCGAATATACAAGCTATTCACAATACTGTTAATAATTACGGTCAAAGGATGACCTGATGGATTACTGCCTAGAAATTTCACCAGAACACCGAAAAAGTCTACGGTAGGACTAGAGATTTCACTGGCAATGCCCTTGAGGACTTCCAAATCCTCTCCATCATAGTTGCCGCTCTCGACCATGATGTCGATGGCAATCCTGAATGCGGCCAGCATGAATTGACGAGACATCTGGCCATCAAACGCCTTGTAGTCACCTGCGATGATGCGATCAGTCCCATGCTCACTAACATAGTCCATGAGCTCAGAGAACTCAGGGGATTGAACATCAACGCCTACAGCACATTCAAACAACTTCTTGTGCTTCTGCATAAGTGCAGAAAGGCTCAGGAAGTATCTACGCACCAACAAAGTGTCGGGACAACTGCAACCAGCAAAAACCCTGCGTTTTTCCTTGTCCAGTCTGGTAGATTCATCCTTCATAGCAGCTTTAAAAATCATATTGCTGCGCTCTCCTTCTCGCAAAACTTCTTCACGACGATTCACTTCGTCCCAAATCCACTGTTCAGCAGAAAGAGCTCTAGAGATCCCATCAATCCTACGATCTGTTTCGGAGACATATCGTTTCTTTTGACCTCTAAAGGGAAAACCCATACTCGTATCCAAAGCAATGGAATTAATTCCTTTGTGGCCATCCAGGCCAGCTAGATTCACATCATCATCAATCTTACCAAGAGATGCGAGATCTGCCTTTGAAAGTCCACTCATCAGTTTACTCTTATAATCAATACAAGCTTTTGTAAAGCATTCTTGATCGAAGATGTTAGCTGTGTGCGTCTTACGATCCAAGTCGACATTACGATGCTCAATTTTATTCAAGCCAGTCGCCTTGCCATGGATTTTCTTAATCCCAGAAACGGGTTCAACATGTTCAGATATCAACGAAGTGACAACATTAGAACTGTTGAATTGCCCAACCGGGAGTTTGTGCTGCCCAATGACGGT